ATGTAGGGAGATGGAGATGACGGCAGCGCAGAGCGAGGTGTTCTTGGCTATTGACGAGTTTTGGAAGAGGTATGGGTATGCTCCCTCGTTGGCTGATGTGGCTTTCATGAGGGGCAAGGTTGGGGTAGGAAACACGAAGAGGTTGGTAGACGGCTTGGTGGCCTTGGGGGTGTTGAAGTATCTTGCGAACAAGAAGCGGAGTGTGCGTCCTGTGTACTTAAACTTTAGGACGCTGAAATGAAAGTAGACAGAATTACTGAGCTGCTGGCAGTTCTGCCACCCGGCGACCAAGAAAAGCTCTTGAAGCAGTTGGATGAATACAAGCAGGCGATCGAGCGGGAGAAGTGTCAGGACTCGTTTTTGACGTTTGTGAGGAAGATGTGGCCGGGGTTTATTCATGGTCGGCACCATGCGGTATTGGCTAAGAAGTTCGAGGACGTGGCCAGCGGGAAAATAAAGCGGCTGGCTATTTCTTTGCCTCCTCGCCACACCAAGTCTGAGTTCGGGTCTTATATGTTCCCGGCGTGGTTTCTAGGTAAATACCCTGAGAAGAAGATCATGCAGGCTTCGAACACGGGTGAACTGGCTGTGGGGTTCGGACGTAAGGTCAGGAACTTGGTGATGAGTGAGCAGTATGCCGAGGTGTTTCCTGATGTCCGGCTTCGTCAAGACTCCAAAGCGGCCGGCCGATGGGCTACCAACAAGAGTGGAGAGTACTTCGCTATCGGTGTGGGCGGTACGATGACCGGCCGGGGTGCGGATATTGCCATCATTGACGATCCGCACACTGAAGGCGAGGCTACTATGGCCGCTTTCAACCCTGAGATTTACGACAAAGCCTACGAGTGGTACACCTCTGGCCCTCGTCAGCGTCTCCAGCCTAACGGGGCGATCATCATCATCGCCACCCGCTGGTCTGAGCGTGATTTGATCGGCCGGGTTATCAAGGATGCACAGGACAGAGGCAAGGTTGACGAGTGGGACGTGGTCGAACTGCCGGCAATCCTGCCTTCGGGTAGCTCTTTGTGGCCGGAATTCTGGTCGATCGAGGAATTGAACGCGCTGAAGTCCGAACTTCCGGCGTCAAAGTGGAACGCGCAGTACCAGCAGACCCCAACTGGCGAAGAAGGTGCCATCATTAAGCGCGAATGGTGGAAGCGGTGGACAAAAGAGACCCCTCCACGGTGCGAATTCATCATCCAAGCGTGGGATACGGCCTATACCAAGGGGCAACGCAACGACTTTTCCGCTTGTACGACGTGGGGCGTGTTCCATTTGGACGAAAACCCGAACGACGCCAACATTATTCTGCTCGACCGGTACATGGAGCGGCTGGAATTCCCTGATTTGAAGGTCAAGGCCAAGGAGCACTACGAGTTCTGGGAGCCTGATGACTGCATCATTGAAGCCAAGGCGTCTGGCCTGCCGTTGATCTTTGAGCTTCGGCAGATGGGCATACTGGTTTCCGACTTCACCCCTGTTCGTGGCACCCGGCAGCAGTCAAACGACAAGATTGCCCGTATGAACTCGGTCTCGGACATCTTCAAGTCCGGAAAAGTTTGGGCACCAGAGACGCGATGGGCGCAAGAGTTGATTGATAATACGGCTGCGTTCCCAAATGCTGCCCACGACGACGATGTCGATACGGTCATCATGGCTCTCATGCGATTCAGGTCCGGTGGCTTCTTGCGCTTGAACACCGACTATGAGGATAATGACTATAGTTTCAACTCGCGTCGTAAGGGCGCGTACACAGTCTAAGGACACACCATGGCAATCGAAAAAGGCTTGTACGCCGCTCCTCAAGGTCTCTCCGATTTGGACACAACCGGCATTGAGATTGAGATCGACAACCCAGACCGAGTGGAAGTTGACCTCGGCGACATTGAGATTGAACTGACTCCCGGCAAGCCCACCAAAGAAGACTTCGATGCCAACTTGGCCGAGTTCATGGATGAAGGCGACCTCGAGGGTTTGGGCTCCGAATTGGTTTCCGACTTCGAGCGTGACGTCGAAGACCGCAAAGAGTGGATCAAGACCTACGTCGAGGGCTTGAAACTCCTCGGCCTGAAGTACGAAGAGCGCACCGAGCCATGGGAAGGCGCATGTGGTGTCTTCCACCCAATGCTGACCGAGGCCGTGGTGAAGTTCCAGTCCGAAGCCATCATGGAGACCTTCCCGGCAAATGGCCCGGTCAAGACCCAGATCATTGGCAAAGAAACTCCAGCGAAGATTGAAGCCTCGACCCGCGTGCGCGAGGACATGAACTACGAGCTGACCGAGGTCATGCAAGAGTACCGGCCAGAGCAAGAGAAGCTGCTGTGGTCTTTGCCAATCACGGGCTCTGCGTTCAAGAAGGTCTACTACGACCCAAGCCTTGGCCGTCAGGTGGCCATGTTCATCTCGGCCGAAGACATGGTTGTGCCCTACGGCGCATCCAGTCTTGAGAGTGCAGAGCGTGTCACCCACGTCATGCGCAAAACCCCCAACGAGATTGCCAAGCTGCAAGCGGCTGGCTTCTACAGCGACGTGAGTTTGGGTGAGCCAAGCAATGAGCTTGACGACATCGAGAAGCAGAAGGCCGAAGACCAAGGCATGTCAGCCTTGCAAGACGAGCGCTACCGCATCCTTGAGATGCACGTCCACTTGGACCTCCCCGGCTTCGAAGACAAGGACAAGAAGGGTGAGGCGACCGGCATTGCTCTGCCCTACGTGGTCACGGTCGACAAAGCCACTGGCACCATCCTGTCTGTCCGTCGCAACTGGTACGAAGACGACATTCTCAAACTCAAGCGCCAGCACTTCGTCCACTACCAATACGTTCCCGGCTTTGGCTTCTACGGCTACGGCCTGATCCACCTGATCGGCGGTTACACCAAGAGCGCCACCATGCTGATCCGTCAGCTGGTCGATGCAGGTACGCTGAGCAACTTGCCCGGTGGTTTGAAGACCCGTGGTCTGCGCATCAAGGGTGACGACACCCCGATCGCTCCCGGCGAGTTCCGTGATGTGGACGTGCCCAGTGGTTCTATCCGCGACAACATCTTGCCGCTGCCTTACAAAGAGCCAAGCCAAGTTCTGTACTCGCTGTTCAACCAGATCGTGCAAGAAGGCCGCTCGTTTGTATCGGCCGGCGATCTCAACGTCAGCGACATGTCGGCCAACGCTCCTGTGGGCACCACGCTGGCTTTGCTCGAGCGCACACTGAAGGTGATGTCGGCTGTTCAGGCCCGCCTGCACTACTCGATGCGTCAGGAGTTCAAGCTCCTGAAGGTCATCATTGCCGACTACACCCCAGAGGAATACGACTACGAGCCAATTGAAGGCTCACGCCGCGCCAAGAAGTCGGACTACGACATGGTCGAGGTCTTGCCTGTGAGCGATCCGAACGCAGCCACCATGGCTCAGAAGATCGTCCAGTACCAAGCCGTAATCCAGTTGGCTCAAGGTGCGCCTCAGCTCTACAACCTACCCCTGCTGCACCGTCAGATGATCGAGGTCTTGGGCATCAAAAATGCCAACAAGCTCGTGCCAGTCGAGGACGACCAAAAGCCGGCCGACCCTGTGCAGGAGAACATGAACTTGATCAACGGCAAGCCGGTCAAGGCGTTCATTGAGCAGGACCACGAGGCGCACATCGCAGTTCACATGGCCGCGATGCAAGACCCCAAGATGGCCAAGCTCATCGGACAGAACCCCATGGCCCAACAGATTCAAGCCGCAGCAATGGCCCACATCAACGAGCACATGGCCTTCGAGTACCGCAAGCAGATCGAGCTCCAGCTTGGCGTCAGCCTGCCGACCGAGGAGGAGAACGAGAACATGGAGCCAGAAATTGCCGCCAAGGTGGCCCAGATGGCGGCCGTCGCAGCTCAGCGTTTGCTCCAGCAAAACCAAGCGCAGGCATCTCAAGAGCAGGCTCAGCAGATGGCGCAGGACCCTGTTGTCCAGATGCAACAGCGAGAGATGGCCCTCAAGGAAGCCGAGGCAAAAGCCCGCATCGAACAAGGCGATCGCAAGTTGGCCATCGAAGAAAAGCGCTTTGCTGCAGACATTGCAAACAAGGTCGATGAGATGGAATACAAGCAGGACAAGACCGGCGGAGAACTTCTGTTGGCCAAGCAAAAGCAAGTTGCCGGCGAAGAGCTGGGCGAGCGCAAGCTGGAGGTCGATGCCTTCCGCGCAGGCGTCATGAGCCGCTCTGCCGACGCATCAATTCTGCAAGCAGATCGAGAGCAGTCAATGAGGCTGATGCAGCAGATCAACGCTAAAAACGCCACCAACAAAACCGGAGAGTCCGGAACGCCTGAAGGAGCTCAATGAGAGATTACCAAACCCTCGCACACGTAGTGCGAGAGCTGCAAGAACTACGCGCTGCGCAAGAGGATCACATCACCTCTGGCCGCGCTGCTGATCATGCCGATTACCGGCATGTGTGTGGGGTCATCCGGGGTCTGACACTCGCAGAAAACATCGTAAATGACCTTGTGCAAA